AATTTGAAAATAAATTTAGGAGTAAGAAAAGATGCAAAACACAGATGACTTTATTGGAGAAACAATCAAAATTGCTAACTTTGTTTTCGGATGCTCAAAGGTAAGAATTATAGATATTTTTAAAATAAAATACATGGCTATAAAAGACATTTTTACAAAAAAGGACATCATAGAAAATGGAGAAAACGCTATTCTTTATGGAGAAATAGCAAGAAAATACGATTGTTTTATTGAAGAAGAAACAACAAAAATTAATAAAGAAGCTTTTGAAAGAGCTACAAAGATTAAAAAAAGAGAAATATTAATAAATTTAGAGGATTTTGATTATGAGAATGTTGGGAAGTGTGTTCTATATGAAAAAGATATTCCTGCTGCAATAAATGGGAATGTAGCTATATTAACTTTAAAAGAAAAATTTAAGGATATAGTGAATCTAAAGTATATAGTATTTTATATAAACTACAAAGATTATGTAAGGCAATATATATATGATAAAGCAGTTGGTGAAAAAGTAAAAAAAATATCAAGAGTAGATTTTGAAAACATCTTAATAACTTTACCACTTGTTGCAAATCAAGACAAAATTATAGAAAATTTTATAAAAATCAGAAAGAAATTTGAAAATAATTTTGAAATTCTTGAAAAAGCTATAGATTTATCAAATAAATCTGCAAATTTTTGGGTAGATGGACTTTTAAAATTGAAATAGAAGGAGTGATTTAGATTGGCGACACAGGAGCAAAGAATAGTATTGAAAGAAATTGAAGATGTGTTATACAGTTATCCTAAGTATAAAAACAGGATAAAAGAAGAAACAGAGCATCTAGCCAACCCACAACTAAAAAAATGCTGTGGTGTTGGAGGTCAAGGAGGGAATGGGTATGAAATAAAAAGTGAGTACGAACAAATAGAGGAGCTGAAGCAAAGAATATCAAATAATATAAGTCGTTATAGAGAAATGGTATTTAGAATAGATGAGTGTTTGAGTATGGTGAAAGATAATAAAGACTATAAATTCATTGAGCTAAAATACTTTCAAGGGTTAACATACGAAGAAATAGCAGAAAAGTTAGAAGTACACGTGACTAGCACATACAAAATGAGAAATAGAATACTAGGAGCTTTAAAAGTCCATTTTAAGGCACAAAGGTTAATAGAATTTTAGAAAACGCTAAAAACCCACTAAAAAAGCGCTAAAAAGTGTCTATTTTAAAGCTAAAAAAAATGTGTTAGTATGGTAGCATATGAACAGTGTTGGAAGTAATTCCTACCTTATATCAAAAGTAGTTCAAGACTCTACTATAAAAAAGTCTTGCCAACTATTGGAGATTAGCTCAGTTAGTTAGAGCGTTTGACTGTTAATCAAAATGTCATTGGTGCAAATCCAATATCTCCAGCCAATAAATAATCAAAGCTCTTGGAGAAATACAGGGGCTTTTTAATTTTAAAAAGTGAGGTGAAAAAGATTGACTAAACAAGATTTATTTGTAAAAGAATATTTAAAAGATTTGAATGGCACACAAGCTTATATCAGAGCAGGATATAAAGTTAAAGATGAGAATACAGCTGCTGTTAATGCAAGTAAATTGCTAAGAAATGCTAAGATTCAAGAGAAAATACAAGCAGCAATGAAAGAAAGAGAAAAAAGAACTGAAATAACACAAGATAGAGTATTGAATGAGATTGCTAATCTAGCTTTTACAGACAGAACTGGAATAGTTAATCTTAAAAATAATAGCCTCATAATTAAAAACTTTGATGAGTTAAGTCCTGAACAAAAAGCATGTATATCAGGTGTTAAAGAAACTAAGTTTGGAATAGAAGTAACATTTTACAATAAAGAAAAAGCCTTAGAGATGTTAGGTAGGCATTTAGGGATGTTTACTGAAAAACTAGAAGTTAAAGGAGAATTAAAATCAGAGGATCCGTTCAAGGGATTGACCACTGATGAACTAAAAAAGGTGATATTTGGTGGAGATAAATAGTGAAGCAATAAGAAGAGCAAAACTGGAACTTGCAAGACGTGAGTTCTTTTTTTATTGCCATTTAAAAGCTCCTGACTTCTATAAATATGAGAGACAATTTTTAGTTGATTTATGTAATGATTTACAAAATTTTCTAACAAGTGAAGATGAAGTTCTTATTTTAAATCTTCCACCTAGACATGGAAAGTCAAGGACAGTAGGAAATTTAGTAGAATGGTTACTTGGTAGAGATATAAATGCAAAAATAATGACAGGAAGTTACAATGAAACTTTATCAACTCAATTTTCAAAAGATGTTAGAAACACTATTCAAGAGGTAAAAGCTGATAAAGATAAAATAGTTTTTTCAGATATATTTCCTGGTGTAAGTATAAAACAAGGTGATGGTGCTATGAACCTTTGGAGTTTAGAAGGTGGATACAATAACTATCTAGCAACTGCACCTGGTGGAACTGCTACAGGTTTTGGTTGTAGTCTTATGATAATAGATGACTTAATCAAAAATGCAGAAGAAGCTTACAATGCTAATGTTTTAGATAAACATTGGGGATGGTATTCACAAACAATGCTTTCAAGACTTGAAGAAGGTGGAAAAATAATAATTATAATGACTCGTTGGGTTACTGGTGATTTAGCTGGTAGAGCAATAGAACATTATAAAGCAGAAGGTAAAAAGATAAAACATATAAAAATGAAAGCTGTTCAAGATGATAAAGGTACCATGCTTTGTGATGAAATATTAAGTTATAAATCTTATTTATCAAAAGCAAAAGCTATGGGACCAGAAATAGCTTCAGCCAACTACCAGCAAGAGCCAATAGATATAAAGGGTAGATTATACAGTGAATTTAAAACTTATGTTGATTTACCTAAAGAAAAGATTGTTAAAATATCTGCCTATTGTGATACAGCTGATACTGGAGAAGATTTTTTATGTAATATCATTTATGCAGATTGCAAGGATAGTGCTTATATATTAGATGTTATCTATACCAAAGAAGCTATGGAAATAACAGAACCTATGGTTGCAGAAGCATATAAAAAGTTTAATGTGAATGTTGCAGATATAGAAAGCAACAATGGTGGTAGAGCATTCGCAAGGAACATAGAAAGAATTACAAGAGATAAAGGAAATTATAAGACGGTTGTTAAATGGTTCCATCAATCTGGAAATAAAATAGCAAGAATATTATCAAATAGTGCTTGGGTAAATAATAATATCTATATGCCTATTGATTGGAAAAATAAATGGAGTGAATTTGCAAAAGATATTATTTCTTATCAGAAGGAAGGAAAAAATAAACATGATGATGCTCCTGATGTCCTTACAGGGATAGCTGAGAAAACAATAAATAGAAACGAAATGAGAACAATAGATAGAAATATCTTAGGAATAAGATAAGAGAGGAGGATTAATGACTGTAGAAGATTTAAAAGAAGCTCTTGAAGCATTTATAAAAAATGAATTACCAGAACTACAAAAAATGGAAGATTATTACAGTGGAAAACATAATATTTTAAATAAGAAAGATAGAAGTGATAAGAAAAAAGATACTAAGTTAATTAATAATTATCCTGAGTATATTGCAACTATTGCAACAGCTTATTTCTTAGGAAAACCCATTACTTATGCTTTACAAGACGATGAGGTAAAAAAAGATTTTGAAAAGTTATCTGAATATTTAGCAACAGAAGAAGAGCAGCAAGAAAATTTTGAACATTCTCAAAATTGTAGTATTTTTGGTAAATCTTATGAACTCTGGTATAAAAATGTAGATAATACTATTGGAAATGTAGTTGTGGATCCTAGGGATTGTTTTATATTAAGAGATAATACAGTAAAAAAAGAAATAATTGCAGCTGTTAGATGGGATAAAACTAAAAATAAAGAGGATAAATGGGTTTATACATTAGAAGTTTATGATAGTACGAGTGTTACTACTTATGAATTTTTATCTGACACAGATAAAAAAGAAGTTCCAACTGTAACAGGAGAAACTAAACTACATGGATTTAACCAAGTCCCAATCATTGAGTTCTTAAACAATAAAAGGGGTAATGGAGATTTTAAAAATGTAATTTCTTTGATAGATGGCTATAATGAAGCTACTTCAACTGCTATTGATGACATGAAAGATTTTACAGATGCGTACTTAGTTTTAGTTAATATGAGCGGAACTACTGATGAAGAAATAGAAAGAATGAATAAAAATAAGGTTATGCTTATTAATGATCAAGGTGATGCTAAGTGGCTTGTTAAGCAAGTTAATGATAACTATGCTCAAAACAATAAAAATAGATTAAATCAGGATATACATAAATTTTCTATGATACCTGATATGCAGGATAAGGAGTTTAGTGGAAATAGCTCGGGAGTTGCACTTGGATATAAACTTTTAGCATTAGAACAATTAGCAGCACAAAAAGAAATGTATTTTAAAAAGGCAATTAACCAAAGATTACAACTTATGATAGATTTTCATAACTTAAAAATAAAATCTACTGATATTCAAAAAGTCTTTACTAGAAATGTTCCAAAGAATTTGGTTGAAGCAGCAGATACCGCTCAAAAATTACAAGGAATAGTATCACATGAAACTATTTTATCTACTTTGCCATTTGTAGAAGATGCAAAGCTAGAACTTGAAAAAATAAAAGCTGAAGAAGATATTAATGTAATGAAAGACATGAATACTCCATTAGGAGTTGGTGTTGATGGCACAGAATAGAGCATATTGGGAAGAAAGACAAGTTAAAAGAGAAGCTAAGGCATTTACTACAATACAGGATATTGAAAAAGAATATAAGATTGCACTTGAAAAAGCCAAGCAAGATATAAATAAAGAGATTTCTAGAATAACTACAACTTACATGAATGATAATATTCTAAATTATAATGAAGCTTTGAAACATTTAAAAGGTGATGATTACAAAGTTTGGAAAAAAGATTTACATGATTATATAAAAGAATATAAGAATCTTTTAAAAACAGCACCTTTACAAGCACAAAAATTATATTTAGAAATTGAAACATTATCTGCTAAAAGTCGTATAAGTAGATTAGATAGTCTTAAAACTCAAATTGATATGGAGCTTACTAAGTTGATATTTGGAGTTGAGGATAATGCTAAGAATACTTTAACATCAGTTTATAGAGATACTTTCATAGAAGTAACAAAGGACTTAGGTATTAATCCTATTGTCAGTAGAGATAAAATAAAAACAGTTTTAGATAAGCCTTGGAGTGGTGCTAATTTTTCTCAGAGACTTTGGAGCAATACTGATAAACTAGCAGAAACAGTAAAGCAAGAAATAGTTAATGGTATGATACAAGGTATTAATCTAAAAACTATGAGTAAAAGAGTTTCTGAAAGATTTGAAACAGCTAAAAAGAATGATGTTGAAAGACTTCTAAGAACTGAAGTTAATTATGTTTTAAATCAAGCTACATTAGATGGATATAAAGAAGCTGGAATAGAAAAATACGAATTCAGTGCTACATTAGACAATAGAACTAGTCAAATATGCTCTGAATTACATGGTAATATATTTGAAATAAAAAATATAGCTGTTGGATTAAATTATCCACCTATGCACCCAAGATGTAGAAGCACGACTATCCCAATTATTGATTATGAAAGCTTAGTTAAACAAGGTAGAGAAGAAATAGAAAAGAATAATTATATTTTAGATGATTCTAACAATGAAATATTGACAAATAATGAAAATAAGAGTATAACTAAAGAAAAAGATAATTTTGAAGAAGCTATAGCTAAAGTTTTAGAACATGGAAATAAAACGGGAACAGAAGCTCTTATATGGTTAGATTTAAATGGAAATGAGATAGTTCCGTTTGCTACAGGAGATAAAAATTCAGTGAGCATTCCAAGAGAAACAATGTTATTTTTAAGTAAACAAGTAGAATCTAGTGTTATATCTTTGCATAATCATCCATCAAGTTCATCGTTTTCTCCCGAAGATATGAATGTTGCTTGTATATTATCGTCTGTAAAAGAAATGAGAGTTGTGGGACATGATGGCACTAGATATTATTTAGAAATTGGAGCTGGAGAAAGAAAAAAGTTAAAAGAAATAAGGAAAACTTATGATGAAATTGGTCGTGATTTTGAAAGTGAGTATTGGAAATTATGTAGTGATTTAGGGGATAACAAAAAAGCATGGAAAGAGGTTTCGCATATGATAAATGAATCTCTAGCTAAAAAATTTGGTTGGAAATATAGGAGGGAAAATAATGAATAAAAAATTATTAGTTCCAGACGAATATTTTATTGATTACTCTTTAACAAAAGAAGAAAGAGAAAAAAAAGGAAAAGAATATGAAGATACTTGTAATAAAGTAGAGGAACAGTGGGATTTAGACAATAAAAAAGAAAACAAATAAAATAAATTATAAAGCACTTAGTTAAAAACTAGGTGCTTTTTTAATTGCAAAGAAAGGAGGTACAGTGAAACATTTATTAACAATTATTCAAGCAGGATTAATACTAGGTAAAATATTCGGTTGGATAAACTATAAATGGATTATTATTTTATTACCTTTAATAATTTGTTTTGGATTATTAGTAATATCTTTTATTATTATTGGAATAATATCCTATATAGAACATCTTAAATTGAATAAATTACTTAAAGAACTTAAAGTAAAAAAATAAGGTTGTCGTACTGAGGGACATTAAACATCTGGGAAAATAGTCACACAGGACTTTAAACAGGAGGATAAAATGAAAAAATTTAAAATTAATATTCAACAATTTGCAGAACCAGAAGAAACAAAAACTTATACACAAGAAGAAGTGGATAAGATGATTGACAAAAGATTTGCAAGAATGAAAGCAGACTTTGAAAAAGAAAAAAAAGAACTTGAAAGAAAGCATAATGAATCTATTGAAGATTATGAAGAAAGAATCAAAAATGCTAATCTTACTGCAGAAGAAAAGCATAAAAAAGAACTTGAAAAGATTCAAAAAGATTTAGATGCAAAGAATGCTGAACTTTCAAAAATAAAGACAGATGAAATCAAAAGAACTACATTAGCAAAGTACAAAATGCCAGATAAATTTTTAGATAGAATATCTGGAACTAATGAAGAAGAAATAGAAGCATCTGTTAAAGGTTTTGCAGAAACAATGGGAGAATATGTAAAAACTCTTGGTGTTAGTGGAGTACCAGGAGCTATGAATGGTGGAAGTAATGGCGGAGCTGATAAAAAGGCTCAATTAGAAGATTTAAGAAAAAAAGCTTTTGAAAGTGGTTCTGATATAGACAGAGCTAATTATGTAAGAGCAAAACAAGAATTAGAAAACTCAGGAGGTAATGAATAATGGCAAAAATAGATAAACAATTAAACTCAACAAATCAAGCAATATCAAATGATATTTTAGATGAATTACAATTAGTAAATCCTAATAATTCTCCTATCATATCTCATATTTTGAGAGGTGGAAGAGTAAGTGAAACAACATCTACAGCTATCGAATGGATAGATCATTATGAAAGAAAAGTAACATCTAGTTTAAAAGTTGCTTTAAGTGCAGGAGCAACTGAAATTCAAGTAGTAGATGAAGATATCTTAGTTCAAGATGCTTTATTATCTATTGGAGATGAAATTGTAAAAATAACAAAAGTAAAAACAGATAACAAAGCAGATGTTATAAGAGGTTATGCAGGAACAACTTCTACTGCTGGAAATATAGCTGCAAATACAATAGTTCAAAGCTTAGGAATAGAAATGGAAGAAGGTGGAGAACTTAAAAAGTCTTCTGTTAGATTGCCAGTGCATATCACAAATAACACAGGAATTATATATGAAGAATATGAAGTAACAGAAACTGCTAAACATTTAAACCCACATGGACAAAGTGGGCTTTCTGTAAGAGAATTAGAATCTCAAAAGAAAAAAGATGAGATGCTAGGAATTATAGAAAATAAACTTTTAAATGGAGTTAAGTATGTAAATGGTAAATTAAGAATTTCTGGTGGTATTAAATCTTTAATTAAAGAACATGGAATAGTTTTAGATGCTGGAAATCAACCTTTCTCAGTTGATTTATTGACAACAGCAGCAAAAGCAATAGTTAATAAAGGAAATCCAGGAGCAGCAGATTTAAAAGCTGGTAAATACTTCGTGTGTGTACCTTGGGATATAGCTATTCAAATTAATAAATTGAATAAAGATATTGTTAGAGCAGATATAAAAGAAAAAGTAACAGGAACTGTAATTACAGAAATAGTTACAAATGCAGGAGTTGTATCTGTGTTCCCTGCTCCATCTTTAGCCGCTAACGAATTCTTATTAATTAACTTGAATGAGGTTAGTTTAAGACAATTATACCCAATAAAAGAAGAAGTAGGAGCTAAAACTGCTCTAGCGGATAATTACTTCTTACATGGGGAATATGCTCACCAAATAAAAAAATTACCATTCCAAGTGCATGTTAAAAATGTAAAAATATCATAGGAGGTAGTAATGGCTAAAAAACAAGACGAAATACTTAATGTTGAAGAAATAAAAGAAATAACTTTTGAATCCAACTATAAAAACTTAATTATAGTTGGAACTTCTATTCAATTCAAAGATGGATTTTACTCAACATCTGATGAAACAGAAATAGAAATGTTAAGAAACAATAACCTTGTAACTGAGGCAGGAGAATAAAAACTCCTGCTTTTATCATATTAGGAGGTTATAAATATGGATGAAATTTACAATAAAATAATTGAAAAAGTGAAAGAATTAACTGATATTAGCAACGAAGCTATTTTGAAAATTCGAGTAACAATTTTAGTTAGAAAAGCTTTAAACTTTATGAATAGAGATGAT